TCAATCACACCCCTTCTCTGCCTTGATGCGAGCTTCTGGAGGTTCATCATTGCGATGTCATCCAGCTTCCATCCCATAACTTCACAGAGTCCTGACAACTGCCAGAGGATGTCTCCGGCTTCCTTCATCAGCTCTTGATTCACCTCGATCACCACATCCGCTTCCTCCTGCGTGTTGGTATTCCACCATATATCCCCATCGTTGGAGAATGAAATGTTACCATGTCTCTGCGCCTTGCAGACCTTGCCTTGAAACTCTCCTACCTCGGCAGAGAGGTTTCCCATCATGTAACTGTAATTCATGCACGATGGCATACACGTTCCCATCGCCTTCTTCTGATACTCGTTTAACTCCATACTCTTATCGTTTATTGGTAATTATTCTTATCGGGAATCCAGCCTCATTCCATGCGAGAAGGGCTGCATCCCTCGTTTCTTGATTCGACCTCGTTCCCATTCGGATGAAGGCAGAAATCTCCTCATGCGTTATCTTTCCATCCTTCCCCTTCCATATCTTCTTCAATGGCAGCTGCTCCTTGACCTCAAGTCCGTAATGCCTCGCACATTCCACGATCTTACGCCCGACCTCATGGCATCTTCCCGCATCCTTTCCCTTCCTCGCTGCGGTCCTCACGCTTTCCCCTCGCTGGGTATGCCAGTTCGTTGAGATGAGCCAAGAGGCCTCCACAACAATCGTGACCTTCATTCCTGTACGATGCTGAAAGTCAGCCATCCGTTGCAGGTAGTCCAGCAGTTCAGGGAATGAGATGGAGAATGCCTCCACCTCACGCCCTGCCACTCTGAGCTGTGCAACTCCCGACTTACTCACATCGGGATCGATTCCTATTATGTAGTCCGCCCTTGTCATCATGCCTTGATATGCTTGTCATACCAGCTCTTGCGAGCCTTGTTCGCACACTCCTTGCAGTAACACTGCTTCCCGTCACTATTCCTCCTATTCATAGTGAAGTTCTCCATTGGGAGTAACCTCCCACACTTCCGGCATAGCTTCTTGTTCTCCGCCATATTTTCTATCGGCCTCTCACCTTCTCCGCACATTGCCTTCAACGCCCCGGTCACCTTCCCGTCCTTTCCGCAGAATCCTCCCATGCGGTAGTGTTCGCAGTCCATGCAGTATCTCATATCACTCCTCCTTATTCATCCAGTTCGGATCGTTGAACGCATCCTCAAGTTCTTCCTTTGCCCCTGCCAAGAATGAAACCTCTATCATCAGCAGGATAATCACAAGCATCGCAATCATAGTTCCGAGAGCTGTTTCTTCATCATCTCCATAGCGGCCTTCATTCCGTCAACGAATGCGATTGCCACCACCTTCTGGTACATCGGCATGTAGTCTGCCTTGTACTCGTCTGCCATTGCCTTTATCTGTTCTTCAGTCATAGTTATTTCAGTTTAAATGAGTCAATAAATTCCTTGTCAAAGAGGTTCAGGTCGTGCGGCATCGTTGCGATGAGTGCTATGGCCTTCTCCTTATCCTCCGGCCTCTTGTATGCGTGTTCGTAGAACGTGAGTCCCAAGCGGAGGAAATCGGCTGTGTCTGCCGTGAAGTTGTCATACTGACGATCATCGAAGTCACTCTGCCCGTACTGGGTCATCATGTCAACAAAGTCCTTCTCGAAGTATCTCGCATAGAGTGACCTCACCTCCTCGATGTCAGCCATCATCTTCTTGATCGCCTTCTTCCTCTCGAATCTCCAGTCCTTGCCTCCGACAAGCTGACCAAGCACCATCTCGCTTCTTGTCATCAGTGTCAGTCCTGCATTCAGGAAGGTGTACATGAGTGTGAGCATGTAGTTCACTCTTGTCGCATTCTCCGAGTTCAGCCTCTTGTCCATCTCCTTCAGCTTCTCCTCGTATGCCTCCGGTGTCAGATGCGTTTCGCATCCGTAGTTTATCCCCCTTGTTGAGTGATGGTGTATCTGACACCATCCGTCCTTGTATCCTATGCAGTTGCTGCATGTCTTATCAAGGCTCACCCTATCGTTGTTCTTTGTCATAATGCTGCCGTTTTAAATCTACCCATGTTCTTATTCATCAACCTCATAATCCTTGTGTGATGCCTGCTCGGCTGATTGTGCTTGCCCCTGCACTGAACTATCTTCCATTCCCTTGTATCAATCTCGATCGTCTCCGTTCTCCTTCCGTTCACCCTCGCCCCGATAATCAGACAATCCTTATGCCGATAATATCCGTTAGTGAACACGCAATGATGAAGCTCGCTCCCCTCCTCGAAGAAGTCCCTGATGTTCTGGAGTGGTCGCAGCACAATATCCTTGTTCTTCACCTTCACGCCCAGAACAGCACCCATCTTCTTCATATATGCGACATTCGTCTTTCCATCTTCACTCAGCTTGTCCGCAAGCCTTATCGCATCCAGCCTTGCCTTCTCCTGCCTTGCCCTTTCCCTCATGCGTTCACGGATCGCCATCTGTTCGTCGTGGGCCTTCATCAGATTATCCGGGCAGATGTAATGCGGATTATGAAGATCCTTTCCGTTCTCCTTCAGAGCATCCATCATATCGAACCACATCCCCCAGTCGCGTACCCTCTTGTGGTATCCATGCCGTAACACTATGCGGAGGCTCGCCCAGTTGTGACGCACCTTGTAATCGTCACGACCCATATATTTTTCAAACAACTTCACCGCACCGGCCTTCAGCAGTATCTCAGCTTTCGGGTCATCCATCACCTTCGCAATCTGCGTATACGGGCTCACATTCTCGCTCAATCTCTTTAGCCCCCTCTGCCTCAGTTCCGGCAGTATCTCCTGCTTCCTTGCCATCCATCCCCAAACATCATATGAGGTGTACTTTATGTCCCTTATCTTCCATCCGCTGTCCCATTTCCATTGATCCGAGTAGTATCGCAGCCCTCTCAATCCCAAACCTATGACCATCGGTATGGTGTCCGGCTTCATGAACTTCTGGAAAACCTCAGTGTAATCGAGCTCCACGTCCGAATGGTTCAATATCTCAGTTCCGAACCTTTCCACCCTTCTCGCCTTCCTGGTGCAGAGGAATGTCCTCACGACCTGCCATCCTTCTGCAGTTGTTACGATATGGAAGTAATACTTTACTGTGTTCGTCCTCTTATTCGGACTTCGTTTCAGCGCGACCTTTGCAGCACACTTCGGGCATACGATGTGCTTCTTCTTACTATTCCACAGCTCATGATCGAACTCGTTTCCGCACACATCACACCATCCCTTCTTCGCACCTATCCATGCAGTACCCCTTGTCTGCTGGGCGTCTTTTCTCTGCTCTGCAGTCATGGAAGGGAGGGAGGCACTCAGCCTCTCTATCTCCCTTCTCCTCTTGATGTCACCTTTTGCCATGATCAGAAAAGTTTATGTTCGATACATCTCAGCACTTTGTCATTCGCTTCCTGATAGAACTTGCGATCGATCTCGAATCCGTATGCTTTTCTTCCCATATTCGCAGCTGCAAGCAGTGTCGTTCCGCTTCCGGCACATGGATCAATAACCACATCACCCTCATCGCTGAATATGCGAATCAATCCCTCAAGCAGTCGGACCGGCTTCTGCGTTGGATGCACTTTTGGTGTGTCGGTATCCCTCGGATATTCCATGCAGTTCATGACCATTGCACCCTCATTATTGAACTTCGGCAATTTATCACGATACAAAAGGACAGCATATTCGCAGTTTCCGACAACTCGCATATTCGCCTTGAGGACCTGGGCAGAATAGTTCTTTCGGAATACAAGATTGATATACTTATTCAGCCCGAACTCCTTTGCCTTCTGGATCAATTCGAACTGCTGTTCAAATTCACAGAATACTATCATACAAGGTGCCCCCCCCGATTTCTTACCATTCTTTCCGATTGTCTTGCCCTGCGTATTATCCTTCGGCTCCGGCTTGAGCATCTGCGATGTGAAGTGCAAGAACTCAGATATACGGAATACATAATCCGAATGGAAGAATGATTTTCCTGCCTTATCAGATTCGCCATTCGCATTATCTCCTCCCTTGTACCAAAGCGGATTGCTTCCGTATGCATCCTCACCGATACCATAAGGGATATCAGCTATAATGAGCTGTGCCTTCGGTATTCCGTATGTCTTCCAATTCTGGAATGAATCTCTGTACAAATTAACTTCTGCCATAGCCTATTCCTCCCCAAAATCAAAGAGTGACATCATCAAGCCATCATCGCCACCCTTCTTGGCTTTCGGCTTCCGATTCGCCAAGGAAACCGCCTTTTTCGGCATCTCTGCGGTCGGTGCGACCTTGACCTCTGCTCTTGGAGAATCCTTCGGTGCAGTCATCCCCTCATCGAAGTAGTGAACTGCCCAGCCGAATACCTCATCATCCTTGATGGCTGCACATCCGTTCTGCGCCTGCTTCCTCGCTTCGGACTTAATGTACCTGCAACATCCCTCGATGTCATTCCCACTCTTTTCATACTTTCCTGCAAGGACTGCATCAGTCTTGCAAGCGGATTCTATGTAATCCTTGATTATCTTTTCAAATGTATTCATGTCTTTATCCTTTGGTGTTTATATCAATAAATTGGTGTATTAGTCAATCTGGATGATCTTGTATGTATGTCCATTCAGAACGAACATCGCAGTATTGTCAAGACCTTCTCCATAATCGAAACCGAATGCCATCTGCTCTGCCGATTCAGTCTGTTCTTCTGCCGGTTGGGCATCCTTCTTCTTGTAATTCTCCTCCTCATACTTGAGCTTACTGATTCGGAGTGCATCTGCATCCTCGCGTGTCGGCATCTTGGCTGTAGTGACCGCTTCATCAATCATTGATGTCTTGTATTTGCCAACTTGATGCTTGGCACATAACTGATCCACTTTATACTCTCGACCTTCCACCTTTGCCCAATACACATCAATCATCATCTTCCAAGTGGCATCTATTGTTCCGAGACCACTATCGCGTTTTGCTTTTCTCTCGTAGTATCTATTCTTTTCCATGTCTTTGATATTTTACTCGTGATTTTACTTACTCGTTAGAATGGCATATCATCATCCTGCGCTGGTCCTGCCTCCGGTATCGGAGTGCTTGGGATGGTCTGGATATTCTCCGGCATTCCTGCAGCCTTGATGCTGCGAAGCTCAATCGAAGTGAACCATGAACGCACGCCTTCCTTGTTCGTCCACTCCCTGCTCGACACATCGAAGCCGACCTCTACCTTGTCTCCTGCCTTGAAGGCCATCACTGCAGGGACATTGCCCGTCATCACCTGAAATGCCACCTTCTTGCTGTACTGACCGACTGCGACATCCAGCACGAGGGTCATCCTCTGCCATACATTGCCGCTCTGCGATGTGCCCTCGGTGATCGGGCCATGCTCATAAACCTTTCCTGTTGTGTAATAAGTCATAACGTAATTTCTTTTTGATGATTAGTAAATTCTTTCTTAATGTGTTGTAATCTCTGTTATTCGTGGCTGATCTCATCAGCCGTTCCATGTCAGACATCATCGTGACTGCCTGACGGTCGGTAAGCGTCACCATACTGCTGTCTTAATTGTTCGCGGAGTTCCCTTTCCTCGGCTTCCTTCTTGGCTCTCAGCCTTGCATACATCGCATCGACATTGTTATCTGCCGGAAGCTGTCTCGGCTTGTTCACCACCGCAGTCCTCGGAGCCTGATTGTCGATCTTCTGCTGCCTCGCGGACTGCCACTCCTGATACTTCGCATCGGTGTCATCGAATACCACTCCCTTCCATCCTCCTGCTATTGTCTTCTCGATGAGTTCGACTGCGAAATCTTCGTGGTATCTGCCGAGCTTGTTCAATGCCAACTGCAGGGCATTTCTTGTCTTCTTCTTCCATTCCTTCTCCTCGCATAAGGCATTCCAAGTGTCAATGAACCTTTGAGATGAAAAAGGAAGGGAGAGTGCGGGAATCCCCTTTACTATCTTTTTATTATCAATAGTAGTTTTATTATTGGGTGCAATTTTTGCACTACCCCCCGGTTCAGAAATTGCACTACCCCCGTTCAATTTTTGCACTGGTAGTTCAATTTTTGCACTACCCCCCGTAATGGCAGTATATTGGCACATCTTCACATTGTTCTCAAGCAATTCTCTCTTATGAATCAATCCCTTGCTCTGAAGGCTCTTGAGTGTGCCTATCGTTGTGCCTCTTGAACATCCGCACGCCTTGCTGATATACTCCAGAGAACCGAAGAAGCATCCCTGCTCCTCCTGACTGAAACCATGTATCAGAGCATAGACAAGAAGCTCGTTTCCCTTCAAGTCGAGTTCCTCACGCATCCATCCTTCGATGTGTATATATCCGAGCTTCTTTGCCATACCTATTCCTCCGCAAAAATCTTCTTATCAGTGATCTGCTCACGGTGAGCCTCAAGCCATTCGATGAAACGCTCGCAAACCTGACGGATGGCAAGCTCCGACTGCTCATAATGGAAGTCGTAGGTCTCACGATAGAACTTGCCACCAAGAACCGGATTCCTTGTGCTTCCGCCACTCCAGACAACAACATCGAACACGAATGCAGACACATCGGTCAGCTCGCCACTCTTGACAAGGCAATACGGATAGACATGCCTCTGCCATCCCTTTGCATACTTGCCGAAATCATATCTGCCTGTGGTCTTGATGTCATATACAACATCCTCCTCTATCTCATCCGCATATCCGTACAGCTCCACATCTCCGTAACGTGTAGATATGTTCGCCTCGCATCTATGCTGACTGATAGGCCTATTGTAGGCATCTGCGAACTCTACACACATTGCTGCATCATAAATGAATTCAAACTCGTTCAAATTCGCGATTATTACGCGGTTTCCGCCCATGTAATCACTCCGGATGAACATGTCCTCACGTTCACACTTTTTGTCTGAAATAAGGCAGTCTATGACCTCATTGAAGCATGTTCCCTTGTCGGCTGCTTCGATAGGTTCATGCGGTACTCTGTTCACCGCGTCAAGAAGCTCCCTCTCAAGCCTGTCGGACATCTCGTCCGCAGTCTCCTTGTAATCCCCCTCGCTGTCAAGGTTCCAGAACTCCTCGACGGTCTGGTCCACGTCAAGGAGTGCCTGGAACTTGTCAAGCAGTGACGGATAGATTCTATACCGGATGCTACTCATAACGCTTTGCGATCTTGTTGTAGGTCAGTCCGAGTTCCTTACCCTTGGCGGCTACTGCCTTCTGCGCCTTCAGGAACGAATCGTATATCTGCTCAAGGTTGAACACCTTTGCCATAGCCTCATTCAAAGAATCGGCATCTGTGGCATAAGTCATCGTCTCTGCGATGATGCCAAGAACCTGCTCATACTCGGCAGTCATCGTCTGTCTCTTGACCTGCGCAGCCTCGTATGACTTCACGATATTCGCCATCGCCACGTTCTGCGATGCCTTGCCCGATTCATCCACCACTACCGGCAGCTTGATTGATGCAGGAAGGTTGCAGGTGTTCTTCGCATAGTAATACTCGGCAGGGTCGAAGGTGATGATCCTCTCCTTGCCGACTGCATACATGTAGCCTACAAGGTCAAGCTCCTTGATGAGGTCGTTCGCTGACGATCCACCGATTTCCGGACGCTTGAATGTCTCCTCACCCCTTCTCTCCTCTCTCTCATGTGCAATGAAGATGACGTTCTTTCCCATCAGTGCAAGCTGCTTGATGAAGTTCACGAACATGGTCTTGCGTACTCCGTAGCCCTTCAGGGAAAGGCTGCCGTCACGCATCGCCATCTTCGGGTCAGTCCTGATGATGTATGCCGACATGTAGTCGAGCATCTTGCCTACGGTGTCAATGACGATTGTCTTGATTTCCGGCATCTCCTGCGCGATCTCCTGCAGTGCTGCATTCGTATCCTCCCAGCTTGTAGGCTGGAGGGTCGGCACCTGATGCGCTCCGTTGATGCGCTGAACGCCACCGTCATAGTCGAAAAGGACTGCGTCCGGTGCAGATACTCCCAGTGTGGTCTTGCCGATACCCGGCTGTCCGTAGATGAGAACCGAAAGCGTAGCCTTGACGTTCAGTTCACTTGGTCTTTTGATGATTCCCATATCTTACTTGGTGTTAGTTGCTGATTCCACTTCCTCCTGCTTCTGCATCTCTGCGACCGCCTTGTCCACTGTCTGCTCCAGAACATCGGGTTCATCCTCAGTGCCGTCAATCATGACGTAATCCTGTGCTGCGAGGGTTTTGAAGGAGGCATCATATACCTTTACCTTCAGCAGCTGCTCCCCCATCCATGTCTCGATGTCCATACATACGCGAAGCTCCGGATGCTTCATGCCACACTCGGCCAATGATTCCATGATCTCACCGAGGTCTGATTTTTGAATGAATTTTTTTTCCATAACTTTGTAAATGATTTTTGTTTCTGGCCTTGCCCCTCGTGGGCGGGCCTTTCTTTGTTCCCGGAGATGGTCTCGAACCACCCTGTTATCCATCGGTGTATTCGCTTTCACGTCAGATAATGCTCCAGCAGCTTCCCGGGCAGGTGGGGTGCGCTTGCACCCCGGTTGATTAGCGTGTTGCTGACTCTGCGACCGGGGACTCGTCAGCAGCTTGGTAAGAACTCTTCCGGCCTTTGTGTACTAAAATTGTTTAACCACATTACTATGAATAAAACGAACTGCGCATCGCTGCGTATGCTGGGGAGCACCCTTCAACCCCGTATAAAAGCCTTATTATTGATTTGACCTTGGGTGCTTTTGGTGGGAAGGTGGGGAATCGAACCCCGTCCTACATTATCTGCGCCCTGCGCCTCCCTTCCCTTGTGGGAGTGTGCAGACTCCCTCGCATAAAATAACCGAACATGTTAAACATTATAGATTATAACCAGCATCTGCACCTGCCGTATGGTTGGGGCGGAGGCTACCCCGGTTACTTAACAACAAAACTCTGAATATACAACGGTTTATAGTCATGCCTCCGATTTGCTCAATAGTCCTCTGGAATCTCGCCTTCTCCCTTGCAGGTAGGGCATCTCTCCACACTTCCCTGACACCATCTCATTCCCATGCCCTTCGCTTCATCCTCATCAGGCGGAAGGATCATGTACGCCAGTTCCGTGACCTTCTTGAAGACCCTCTGCCGTGTGTCAAAGGCGAAGTATCTGATACCCCCTCCCTTGCAGTCAGGACATTCGGTCATCCTTACCTCCTCTCCGCAGACCGGGCAGTTGTAGGATGAATAGCCGGCGCATACTGAACAGCTCATCGTACATCCTCCCTCTCGCTTGGTCCGCACTCAATGGCGAATGCGAAGATGATGGCTGCCGTGAAAAGGTGGCCGGGATTCTGCATGATTGCGCCTACTGCAATGGCGGTCGCTACTGCTGTCCAGATGATCGTGTGTGTTCTCTTTGTGTACATGATGTCTATTCTTTTACTTGGTGTAGTTGATAATCTTGCTTGTCTCCGCTATCTCATTCGCCCGTAGAGCCTCGATATCCTTAATCTGATAGGTTATCTTGCTGTTGCTCTTGTCTCCCCTTCTGCGACCCCGGAGGAGGTCTTTCTCTACGGCATTCACGAACCACTGGCCATATATCTGCACACCCTTGCGGTATGATACCTCGCCACTCTTTCCGGCTTCGTAGTCACGGATGCCCTGCGATACGGCAGTCCTGATGATGTCGTTAAGCATCTGCGTTGTGAGTGTGATTGTGTCCATTGTTCGTTATGCTATCCTTGTTACTTTTGTTCCGATTCCCTTCTGGTAGTTCACCGTGAATTCCTTTCCTGTGTCTCTCTTGAGCTTGCTTGCGGTGTGCCTGATGTATGAGTCCTTCGCCTCATTCATCGTGAACATCACACTTGCCTGCTCCGGTAGGGCGTTCATCGTCCCCCTCACGTTTGTTACCTTCTCTGTCATATCCTTCTCCTATTTTGTGGGAGGGATGATGCCCCTCCCGTGTTATCCTTCGATTTCGATGTTTTCTTCGATTATATCGGATATAATCTGCTTGGCAATACCGATACCTTCCTTGTAACCTCTTGCATAGTCGGTTCTTTCTGAAAGGTAAGCGGATGATGAGCAAGCGTAGTCCATAAGTTCCTGTAATGTCTTGATAAGGCTTGCCTTGCTTGCTTCACTGATTTTGATGTCTGTTGTTTCCATTGTTTTCATTCTTTTAAAAAATTATTACTTTTGCGCTGTGGTATGTGTTTGTTTTTGCAAATATATAAAACTTTTTTATACCCACAAAACTTTTTTATTAATTTCCATAAAAATCTTTTATTATGACAGGCAAACACATCCTAAACCTCATGAATCAGGAGGGTTACTCAATAAGCAAAATGGCTCAGATGATTGGAACGTCACAGCCGAATCTTTCATCAGCATTAAAGCACGATGACATCAGAACTGGACTGCTTGAAGATATTGCGAAGGCGATGGGAAAACCCTTGTCCTTCTTCTACGGAGAAACCTACGGCCCGGTAACGCAGGTTCAGGGAAGTAATAATGCGACTGCTATCAATAACAGCACCGCAACGTCAAACGATGACCGGATATTGTCGCTTCTTCTGACGAAGGATGAACAACTCACGCTCGCTATGAAACAGACCAGTAAGGCCCAGGAGCAGGTCGATAAGGCGCAGGAACAGATGGATCGTGTCCTTGATAAATACCTCGGACGAAGCGAGGAAATCTAACCTTTTCATGATTCGATAATGTCGTTACCCCCGACATTTCAACCCGTGTGCCAAATTACACAACCATTGTAATAATTTAACAAAATTTGTATAATTATGTATAACGAGGAACTCCAGCCACTCATCGAGGAATGGCTGACCTATCAAAACCATTACGCACTATGAAACGAATCCTTATTCTGTTACTCGCTTTAATGCCATTTGCAGCGAAAGCGCAGATGACGGTAGATCATGACTATAAGATTGTCACATGGAACAAGGTGTATGAAACGGATATGACTCAGGACGAGATTCTTCAGCACATTCTTGCTTATGGTTATCTTGATGATGTAGTGACACATGGCAATATGATAGCAGGAGATATACCTCCCGTCCTCCTCAATTATGAAGCCGCAGGGTATTCTCGCATGAAGGTAGCACTATACCTTTCAAACGATAGATTCACAGGCAGGATCATCATTCGCTTTAAGGAAGGTAGATATATGGCAGAGGCTGTCGCTCTGCGTTTTGGGGCTATGCCATTATATGAGGGTTATGGCGAATACGCATTCGATATAACTGCCAAACTTGTCACGGAGCATCTTGAAAGGCTAACAACATTCTATCCTGTCAGTCAGGATTGGTAACAAAAAAAGGAGGACATCAACCCTTCTTCTTTGTTCTGTATCCTCACCCTATGCAGGTGGACTATACTTGCGAGCCTCCTTCAACGCATCGACCATGTCTCCCATCGCATCACGCTCAACATCCGGGAGATTCACGCGCGCACAGATGAAGTCAAACATTTTCTGTGTCTCGTCATAATTCACGATCCTGCGACCGTCTTCGTCTACTATCGTGTTCATGAGGATAGCAAAGGACATCGCCCCAGCCTTGGAATTGAATGCGGTCATGTCCGAACCGCCAAAATAACTTGTCATCATACACTACTTGATTATTGTTTACGATATGAATGAAAACAAACCCCGTGCCATCACCACCGAAACAATCCCAAGACCTTCGCATTCGCATCCCATAGCACTTCCCAATCTTTCCTTATATATATATCGTCCACCCTTGACGATGGGTCAACGTGGCAGAGGCATTCGCTGACAACACTCTTGTCAATGCCACATCTCTTGCTCCGTGCAAGGGTTGCCCATGTGTGTCTTGCCGAATAGAACGTGAACTCCTCTACCTTGTTCCTGTCACACCATGCCTTCAGTCCCTTGTTCAATGCCGACACGAACACCCCCTGCGATGAATACCTCTCGCAGAACGAGAAGGCAGTCCTCTTGCCCTTGCAGTCCTCTGCTATCCCCTTGATGCAGTCCTCTATCCTCACCCTCATCAGAGCTTCGTCATCACGCCTGCCGGCTGTCTTCTGCCTGTTATACTCCACCACTCCGGCATTTATGCGAGTGCAGGAATAAAGGTCAGCTGCATTCATTCCCATAAGACCGAAGGAAAGCAGAAAGGCATCAACCGCCATCCTCTCCCTTCCGTCAAGGCTCGGCCTCTGGTCAATCATCATCTGCACCCGTTCAGCAGGGATGTCACGATGCTTGGATGCAGGAACTCTCGGCACCTTGTAATACTCGAAGATGTCAACCGGTATTCGCATGATGCCGAGGTCAGGATCGTTGAACTCTATCCTCGCCTTCTTATAGATCGCCCTCACAGCTCCGGCGTACATGTTGACCGCCCTCTCGCTCTTCGTGCCACCACCCTTGACCTCGACTATGCCCTTGTCAACGTGATAGACCATCTTCTTCTCCTTCCTGATGAACTCCTCGAACCCTCGCATAGCCCTCACGGTGATCTCGCTGATATCCGGCTCATGACCGAAGTAACGCACAAGACAACGCATCGCCACGATGTAGTTCTTGCCAGTTCCCGGTTTCATCCTCTCGGCAAGTCCTATTCCGTAACTCGCAAAATTCAGCCGGAAGCCTTCCCCGTCTGCTCGCTTTGCCTTGATATACCTTACCACATCATCCACGTCCATCTCATCCGTTGCAGAGGTAGGCATGGCATCCACGATCCTGCGGATGTCCCTCACCTCGTCATCGGCAAGGTCTATCTTTCCCTGATTCTTGAGGTTGCCTGTGCGAGTGAAGTCCGATGGCTCTAACGTGATGTTCGTCTTGAGGTACTTCGACTTCCTATTGTGAGTGATCCTGATGCGGACAAGATTCGTCCCATCCTCCTTCCGCAGATGTGGAAGGATAACATAGTTGACTGTGACTGCCATTTTCTCCCTTGGTGTGTAGTTTTGTAAAACATTCGTAAAACAATGTGGGACAAAATTACGCAAAAAGTGTCAAATTATGCAATATGTAAGAGTGCTAAAATCGTGGAATCGTGCGTGTAGATGCGTAGAATGGGGATTTGCCAAAAACGGAAGCATTTGTTTACGAATGCGATGCTCTACCGACTAAGCTAAAGTGGCAAATATATTAATTATCAAACCTTTGAGATGTTTTACTTAAACCTTTTTACAGGAAAGTTATCCGATTTTTGTAAAACATACGTAAAACTTCGGTTGATTTTCCATCAAAAAAGGTGCATGAAAGTCACCTCCCACACACCTTCTACACCAAGAAAGATGTGACATCACATCCGTCATCGGCAAAGGTAGTCATTATTTCGGAATCTGCAATCATTCGAGACCGAAATGCCTGCGGACATCGTTCCTCTCATCCCTATCGCAAAGCCAAGCGACTGCCAGCATATAACACATCTTGACATAGGCATCGCCCTGCACTGCAGTCATGATCGCACCACCATAGTCGGAATGGATCATGTTCAGGACTGCGAACATCGCCCAGCAGTTATACTTGCCCTCCTCCGCCTTTCTGCCTCCCAGTCTCTCGATGGTCTCCCATACCATTGCAGGCATCGGCCACTTCGCCCCTCGGCTTCCGTCATAATTGATGAATCCCTCCACAGCTTTCTTGGCTTCATGCTCGGTCAGGAACTGCCGGTACTCGGACTTTCCCTTGTGCAGTTCCGCAAGCCTCTCGAACTCGTCATCACCCTCAAGCAAATCTACCATTGCCATGATGACCGCCCATTCGTTATCCGTGCCTCTCGCATCCTTCAACATCTGGATAAACTCCTTCTTTATCTTCTCGTCCATGCGTTAACCCTCCATCTTTACGGCAAGAATGGTCTTGAGGTCTTCAAAGGCATCTGCCCCTAACTGGATACCGAACACGTTGACGTAACCCTTATCGTGCGCCTGCTTGATGAAGGCATCTACGAACTTGTCCGCCATCTCCGGCACTCTCTCATCCGGGAATCCCGACAGCATCTTCGTCACAGCCGGAGTGACAAGCACCTCAATCATCGGCTCGGCAATAAAGCCAAGCTCCTTCCATACGTTGTAACTTGCCGGATTGATCCCTAGGAATCCCTGCATCATGTTTGCCACAGCACTGCCCGGCGGAATGTTTATCTTCGGAAGGATCGATGCCGCCACGTTGAACGCCCATTCACTCAAGGCCATGCTCACCTTATCTATATTTGCCATAGTGTTGTCAAATTAAAGGGAGGAGGACTATGCCTCCCCCTTGTTAGACTTGCGATTGCGCTTACTGCGCTGCCGGAGTTGAGTAGATGTTACCACAGCCACATCCGCATCCGAGAGGATTATAGACCTGCGCTGCTGCGCTGGTTGTGCCTGCCCCGTAGTCGGTGATGAGCTTGGGTGCAAAGGTCGAATTGACATAGTTCACGATCTTGCAGTCTGCACATGCCCTGCGCTCTGCCTCAAGCTGAACCTTGTAGTCGATGTCCTTCTGCACATCACGGAATGAATCGCTGAACGCCTGATTCTGGACTGCCTGCCTTGCGGCGAAGTCCTGAAGGTTGCTGATCATTCCACGCAGTTCCTTGTAGGTGTCGGTGATCTTGCTGTCAGTGTAGATGTTGCTCTCAAGAAGGGCAATCTTGCTGTCCTTTGCAGAGAGTTCATTCTGCATCGCCATCTCATAGCGAGTGACAGGCATGTCTGCAGGAGAAGCGCAACCACAGCCATTGCGGTTGCCCCATCCGAGACCACCGAGAAGATTCTGCGCATTGATTCCGAGGAATGATGCGAGGCCGGCTGATCCGGCAACGGTGTTGTAGGTTACCTGCCCCTGATTAGGGACTTTTACATCGTAACCGTCCATTGTTTTAACGTGTGCCATAAGCATTTGTTTTTACCGAGAGCGACATTGCTCTCACGGCACACGATTGCAATGATGATTCCTTATACCAGTGCGCAGATACCTAACGCATTCCTGCATGCTTCCAGTTGCCTTCCAAACTGCTTCCAAGAGTTCCCTTCCCTCTTGCTGACATCCTGCCTTATCCGGCAGACATTACGCCTTGTGATGCCTACCATGTCGGCTATCTGCCCGTCATAGTAACCCTTGTCAATCAGAAGCTGAACCGCTATCCATCGGGCATCGTAGTATATCTGCCCCTTCTTGCGCGAGAATATCTGCTCCTCGCGTATGCCTGTCGCGCGTGATACAGCCGACAAGACCATCCTCAAATCATCAATGCTGTCCATTTGTATCTTCATTTACCTCGGCAGAATCACACATCGTGCCATAATAAAAACCCCACACCATAATGGTGCAGGGTTGGTGAAATAATAGTGAATTGTTATGAACGTCGAATCCTGATTATCGCATAGGCATATATCATGCCATATCTTTGCCTACCACCCCATCTGCACATTCGCTCCTACTCCGACTCCCACCTGCCTTGTCGGAAGATCGTAAAAGATTTGTGCGTTAATTCCTATGTTTTTGTGTAACATTCTTTCGTATTCAAGATATATAGGAATGGATAGAGCCGACATATAGCCTAACTCCACTCCGGCAGAAAGGCTGTTCATCTTCCGTTTCTCCACGATCCTTTCGGTGATTATCTTCGTCTTCGGAAAGACCTCTATATAGTCAAGGCTCGGTCTATATCCGCTGACTTCCGCATAGTATTCGCTACTGCCGTATATCTTCTTCTCAAGAGGCAGAGATAGAAAGAGAGTGTCACGCAGACGGATGGTATCCCTCAATACTACAAGCATCGTGTCAATGACTGACTCTTTTATGAGTATCGGATTATCCTCTCTGATAGTGTCAACTCTTACAAGTGTATCTCTCTGCACTATCGGAGTTTTGCCTGCATGGAAACATCCTCGGCACAGCCAACCTCCGACCATGCCGAGAACCATCATCGCAACGTATGGGATAATCTTTTTCAAATCTTCGGACCTTTGTACTTTGCGGAGTAGAAAATTTGATTCCTGTTCGCCCCATCCCTGCGATATGAGAAATGTACAAAGGAAGGGTATATACCCATCTGGTCATAATCGAGCTTCATCATCTTAGCGAGCTTCGCCAGAGCCAAAGGATCGGTGCATCCAACATCACAAGCCTGCCCCAAGACGTGCTGACTTGTCGGCACTCCTCCGACAGCCTTGTTCAGTTCAAGACATCGGTAGCCGGAGTTGATGAATAAAGGCCCTCCCCAAGCATCACGCAGAGGTTGCAAGACATCTTCCACAAGAGCCTTGATGTTATCCCTCACTTCCCAAGATGTGATAGCATTGTTGATGTGCAGTCTTGTCGCTGTGTCCGACTTCTCAAATTCCTTCCAGTCGAAGTTCTTACTTAAAGTTCCCATTTCGTCTCGCCTCCCAACATTTGTATAGGTTATCGTATTCGCTCGCAGGGATGGTCACCTTCATTCCGTCCTTATACAAGATTGTCAAGGTCTGATGACCATCCTTCAGAGCCTCATTGTATCTTCCATTGATATGTTGAATATCATCCAAAGGGATAAGCTGCTTATCCTTTGTCTCAAAGATTGCCGAACCTTTAGCCATCGTTTTCCTCTCCCAGATTGCCATTTCTTATTTGTCTAAATGTGTCTGCAGCACCCTCTCCCAAGGGAGGCCTCCTGTGGGCACATCCTATCTCGTGACACTTCAAGAGCTTGTTCACAGCCGCCCTGCTGTTGGCCTTGTCAAGTTTCTCATGCAGGTCGCTCTTCTCTTTGTGAAGCTCCCTGATGTAGTTTTCCTGATTGCGAACGAACTCGTCCTTCTGCTTCATCTCCTCCTTGAGTGATGTGACCTCCTCCTTGTACTGCTTGGCGAGTTCCCTCTCCTCCTCGATGACCTTCTGCATGTTGTTCAGGATGGCCTCGGTCTTCTTGTCCTTGATGGTGACTATCGCAATGATGCCGCCTCCGAGCAGGAACTCCGCTATGAGGATAATGATCGTTCCTAATTCCATGCCGTTATACGATATTAGTTGTACCTACATAGAATAATATTCCGAAGAACACCGCCACGAAGATGAGTGCCGAGCCGAGCATGGCTGCATAGAAATCGTACCAATCAGGCTGCTCGTCCATCAGTACCTCCTTGACCACCGACACGATGGCGGTCACGGCAGTGCCGATGAAAGGATAGAGCATCATTCTCCAAGGGTTGAAGATGAGAGTACCCATGTCCTGCATCACGAAAACGATAGTAAAGAGGGCTGTGATGAGTCCTCCGACTCCGAAATGGGCCACCTTGTCCATTCCGATTTTTTCGATAAACTTGTCCATGTTCTTTATTTTTAAGGATTATGCTATTATTGTCCACTGTGGCGCTCCGTTCTCGATTGCCACGCATCTCATGGTCTTGCCGTCAACGGTTATCTCGTCTCCGATTTCGATGGAAACATCGAGTTCTTCTTGAGTCATGTACTCGACTTCCTCCTCGATAGGCTGTGGCTCGAACTGCTCCCAATAGCCTTCGGGAATCTCAACTTCAAGCTCTCCCTCTCCGTAGATAGGCATTCCGTCTTCCGTGAAGGCGGTTATCGTGTAAGGAGTTCCGTTGTCTTCGGTCTTGAAGACCATTCCGAGCCTCAATTCCTCGTTAGGGATAGTGACTCTCTCATAGTGTTCCTCAAGCTCCCAAAGAGGCTCATCGAGCTTCTTTCCACCGATGTAGTGGGTGTATCCGAGAGTGATTTCTGGGCCGAAGTCCATTCCGTCCGATTTCCTTACTAATTTCTTGGGTATTCCTGCCCAAATTGTTCTATGTTCCATGTTATCTCTTTTTAATGGGGGAGTTGCCTCCCCGTGGTTTACTAAAGGTATTGCTGTATCTCTGCGTAGAATGTTGGATTATCAGTAGCGAGAGAGCTTATGCCCTTAATTTTGCTTGCGAATGAGCTCCAATTCGAAGCCTCCTTATAGGCATCAACACTTGCATCAGGCACATAGATAGTGTATTGTGTTCTTCTTAATAGAAAATCACTTCCCAATGATGGCGGTGTAGTAGCCTTTATTATCACATCAAGTGGCACATCCGTAGTGTTAGCGTCTATGTATGCGAAGTAAGCTCCGATACTGCTTATGCTCTCTCCAATATAGAGATATTCTAACGCATTACACTTGGCCAAAACAATATCGCCTATCGTTGTTACGGTATCCGGGAATACCATCTCACGGAGTCTCGGATTGTTCATAAGAGTATTTGCCGTGAAACTGCTTCCACTCTTAATCTCAGTGACCTTACCCAGATTAACTCTCTCCAATAATGGGCAGTTATACAATGAACGGTCAAATGTATCCGTCAATTTTGGTGTGATAAATTCTTTTATATCCACTCTAACAAAATTGTCAAAATCCAATTGTTCAACGTAAGATAAATCAACGTTTGTTAGAGGCAAATCAACAAAAGCATTTCTTCCAATTGCAATGCATGATGTTGGAAGTGCCACAGATGTCAACTTTGAGTATTGAACGAAGCTATACGCTGGAATACTTGTCAATCCCTCCGCAAGCACCACTTCCTCAAGCACACTCTTGTCTCCGTAGTTCTGCATAGATGAGTTTGCAGTAGGCAAACTTGTCACCTTTCCAAGATTCAGCTTCTTAATCTTCACACCGTAGAAGGCGTTTAGACCGAGTGAAGTCAAGTTAGGAAGATTGAGATAGTCAAAGGAGAGAGAGGTACATCCATAGAAGGCGTTTACGGCAATCGTCTTTATCTTCGACCAGTCGGCAGACAACTTCGAGAGTGCCGCACAATAAGCGAATGCGTAGCCTTGAATGTCTGTAACAGTAGAAGGAAGCGTCACTTCTTTCAAGCTGGTACAGTTGTAGAATGCCGCCGAATTTCCTCCACCATAGATAAAGGTCAATCCCGTGAAATGCTGCAACTCATTAAAGTATTGAATGGTCGTATTGTTGTTAAACCACTTACCTATCGTTGTCACGGCCTCGGCTTCGCTCTTCTCGATACCACCGTCATTATTGGTGTCCACTCCGTTATCGAGGAGGACTTGCAGCACCTCGGCATCGGCAAACTTGATGAATGCGATGAGCTTGTTGTAGTTGATGGTAAGGTTGTTGCCATAGGCTGCCTTCAACGCATCGTACACATCTCCGTCAATGGTATCGTAGTTGACCGTTCCGACAAGCACTGGGGCAATGGTGTTGTCCACAGCACCTGTATCGGTAATGCCGTGATAGTCTCCCTCTGCCAAGGCAAGGAGGAAGTCGGTATCATCTGCATCGGCAGTCTTCGTGAATCCCACCACTCTGATATTATTGAGAGGTGAACCGTCCTCAAGGGCAGTCTTGAGCATATCGTATCCGTCAAGGTATGCATTATCCTCTACCCACAGGTATGTGAGGCTATTAAGGTCGGTGTAGGTCAATCCGCTTGTCCTCAAGAGAGGCAGCTTGATGAGCTTCATTCGCTGAATGGTCGAAGGAAGGTCGAGCGCAGTCACCTTGCTACCATCGGCAAGAGTGATGGCAGGCACTTTCGTTCCTCCGAAATACGCCCTTCTCAATCGTGGACATTGCGAGAGGTTGACCTCCTTGACAAGAGTCGTCACATTCCTCGCCTCAATCTCCATGAGTGACGGGCAGTAACCGATGGTAAGCTCATCTATATTCGTAGTCACCTTTGATGCCGTAGAGTCTCCCACCTTGAGTTTCTGAAGCCTCTTTGATGTTACTGCGAAGTTCTGCGATGACGAACCAATCTGCGCCTTCGAGAAGTCTCCGATGTCCTGCAACCAGTCTGCACCTTGGAGGTACACCATAGTGTCGGCGGCGTTGTTACCAGTAGTGGAGATTGCCACCATGTTGCCTGCAAGCACCCTTCCGCTTGCGTGAATCTTCTTGGAATTAGAACCTTGAATCACGGAAGGTCTCATGTCAATCGCAGGGACAAGTGTGAATGTGAAGTCACCTCCCTGACGGAATGCCACCTGACCTGCCGACTTATCCACATAGTCAACGAAAGCACCCCACTCGTTCATCGAGGCGAGGAACAGCATTCGGAGTGTCACCCATGCCTTTTCTGCTTCATAATGGCTTCCGAGTGACTGCTGCAATGGATGTACGGCATTGATGGTTGAATCCTTCTTCCATAACACCCATGTATCCTCGTATGTCCACTTCGCATCGGCATTGTATGCTCCTCCCGTGAAGTAGTCCTGCGCATAATCCCAGAAGTAGTGACGGATGCATCCGACAAGGCGCTCGATCTTCGATGAACCGTAACCCGCAGGGCAGAGTGACACCATCTTGTCCATGATGGTCTGCATCATCTTCTTCATCTCGTCAGGGTAATACTCACGGATACATCTCCAATGGTATGAGTTATTACCCTTGAATATCATCGTAGAACCTAGCTTGTCGGTATTCAGTATGCTGTACTTCTTGTCCGCAGAACCTTGGTTGTTCACATCGAAGATGGTATCAAGGTCGTCTTGTCTCCATCTCCACCTTGAACCGCTTGCGAGAGTCCCGAACTTGTACGGATAGGAGTTCTTCTTCTCGTTATCGGTTGCTCCTATGAGGTCAAGGAAGCAAGCATGGAAGAGGCTGTCATTGAGAAGCCAGTAGTTGCCCATTTCCGCACGATAGCGAGCCTTGCGGTACTGACGTATATAGTTGGTCTTCGCAAGCACCGATGACTGATTTGCGAGGGTAGTAGTACTGAACCCGTATGATGACAAGCCGTCATATACCTTCCTTCCGTCCTTGACATACTGATTCGTGATGATGTTGAAGTAATAGGTATCATACTCGCCGTCAATGTAGATAAGGCAGTCTCCGTATGAGAAGCCGTTATCTGCTTCCTGCGCTCGGAAAGTCGATAGGTTAGCATTGACCTCGGCAATGGTAGTACCTGATGGCAAGCCTACTATCATAGGCGTGCATTCGTAGTCGAGCTTGTATGCTGGCGAGAACTCCGTATCAAGATAGGTCTTCATTGTAGAAGCGGTCTCCTTGTCTCCACAAGCCCCTATCTCCCACGCTTCCTCGGCTATGCCCGTACCTGCGGAATCCTTCGGGCCGATGAATGCATCACCGTCCTCGTTGATTCCAACGTTCATCTTCTCCCACGGATAGTCCATGCCGACTCCTCTCGGAGAGTGGTCAGTTCCTTCCATGTGAATGAGGGTATCTTCGTAAGCCTCGTTATCGTATCCGAAAGTGGACTTGTCTCCCTTGTCTGGACCTATGGTGTATAGACCGATGAAACTGTATTGGTAAGTGCCTGGAGCATCCTCATTCTCTACCTCAAGGAATCCATACACAGGGTACTGATACACAGCTACACGACCATTTGCCTCATTCGCACCAACGATGGCGAGATTGAGGTCATTGTAGAGAGCCGTAGCACCTCGCTTGTGCGAGTGCATTGATGATGCCACATTCTTCTTCGCCGTAATGCGGAACTTGTCGTATGCCGATGATGTCTTCGACCTCAAGTTCCAACGGAAGTAAGTCATAGCAGTTGTACCTTGGCCTTCGAGTGGTACGTCTATCCAGTCACCTTGAATAGAACATGTCTTATCCTGCACGATATTGATGTAGAGGTTTGTACCCTCGACAGCCTCATTCGATGGATTGGTTATCGCATTCGGAAGAGAAGCACCCTTCGGGAGTCTCACAACGAAGGTGTTATACACTCCGTACACCTTGTCGTAGCTGATGTTGTTGCTGTCATCAAGCGCCGATTGTTCCTTCCTATTGACATTCACCCTCTCGGCAATGGAATGAAGCGAAGCGATGCGGTTCTGCATCACCTGCGGCCATGAGAGAGGCGAAGCGTACTGACGAATCATATAGAGATACAAGTCGGCAGTATCAGAGCCAAGCTGCAATGTGCCATTATGCGCAAAGGTATCTCCAGTTGACCATTCGAATGAGCATTTCTTCACGCCATTGACATAGATGATGGCAATGTTACCCACGCCATTCTCCTGCTCGGTGATAACCGTAACCATGAGATGCACAAGGCTATCTTCTTCGGTGTTGTAGCTCTGTCGCAAGTCATCGGAGAAAAGCGACTGTGAGTGCAAGCAGATGTTCGTAGGCTTAATCTTGAGTCCCATCCATGACGAAGCGGTATCGGTTGCGATAGTGATGACTTCCTCGTCAAAATCGGACGCATTTGACACCTTGTAGAGCATTTCAAGGGCGAAGGTACTAACACCCTTCATCGGGCTGAGATTGACTGCTGCATGGCTCATCGCAGGGATAAGGAGACACTTGTTGCCATCGGCATCGGTTGTCCATCCGTCCATGCCTTCCACCCATGCCATGTCTGTCCATGTGGCATATATATTCTCTCCGTTAACCTCGTTCACGAAGTATCTCTTGCGCTCGTCATTGTTGCTCCTTGTGGCTGCATTCATGTAGAATGTATATCCGCTTACAGGAGCGAATGAGGCTGCGTTATCGAGAGTGAATGTAGCTGTCTGAGTGTTGCCATATACCGCCGATGCGGTCACGATTGCAGAAGCCGCAGAAGATGCAACGGCAAAGGCGTATGAGAAGGTGTTGGCCATACCTGTATTCACGGCATACTCCTCGCTTGAAATAGTCTTGCCATCAACCTTGAGGGTAATGGTAGGAGATGCATTCAATGCTCCACCGTTATAGACAGCGTATGAGAATAGCTTGTTCTCCGCGTAGTTCTGAACCACAGAGCCAAGCTCGTTGATACAGATGAGCTGCTTTGTTGACACATCTTCGGAAGCTACGCACATGATGTTGTATGTCAACACCTCGGAGGTCAAGCCACTTGCTTCAGCCGTAAGCCACATCTTGACCTTATAGACTCCCGATACGGAAGGGTGTTCGAGAAAGTCGTAAGTGTAGGCTATCTCGTCATATTGGTTAGCAATCGAATCGGTGTAGCTCTTGCTGTAACCGTTGCCACTCACCTCGATGTGAAGTATCTTGGCAAGGCTACCGAGTATCTTCAATCCTCCGAGCTTGTAGGTCTGTCCTTCAATGAACGGAGACCACCAGTTGAAGTTGAATGGGAGCAATGCCATTGAAGTGACCGCCACCGTTGTCGGTGCTACTCCCGAAGCGGAAGATATAAGACCGACAGCCGTAACCTTGATAGTGTTGCTACCCGATGCCACGTAAGGCTTTACATCGAATGTGAATGTAGAGCCTTGCTTGACGATACCGCTTGATGCAACTACCCATGCTCCGTTCTTGAATATCTCGACTGTGATTACCGCATCTTCTGCAAAGTCAACATATTCGGCACTTCCTACGTGAAGAACCTGCGACTTAAATGTGCATGAGATAGGCATTGACTCCGATGATGTGGTATAGCCGTACGACTCTTGCAAGCCGAGAACCGTCATCGAATAGAGTGTCTGCGTAGAACCACCGCCTCCACCAAGGGCAAACTTGCCGAGGACGCCACTGTCATCTCCGCTTGAGATGTATGCAGCCTTCGCTTCTTCGGTAGTGAAGATGACGAAAAGGTTGGTAGATGGCTCAACGTAGAATGCTCCCGCCTTGCTGACGTCAAGCTCACTCACCACCTCGTCTAGCTGCTCGATTGAAGTCTCGACATCTTCGATCTTTTGGTTGACGTGTGCTTCTGTGGCATATATTTTCTCGAAGACCTCCCAGGACCATTGACCGGTATTGAGGCACCATGCGTGGATATTCCTCACGATACTGCCTTCCGTATCGGTTAGAAATACATTCATCTCCACCTCCCCGGTTGTCGATACGTGAGTTTCTCCCACCGATACCAAGCCACCATTGCCGAACCTCATATATATCGGCGAGCCGTTATTGATGGCCTCGACCATCTCTGCAAGAGTGGTCTCTGTCTGCAGGTCGTTATTTATGCTCCACGGATCATTCGAGCAAGTGGCATCGAAGATGACTGCTCCTGCTCCGGCAGAAGTGGAATTCTCAAGATCAGAGATGCGTCTTTCCAGAGCTTCGTCCATACTATCCACATACGCCTTTATCGCCTTATTCTGGACGGGATTGGTAGATGTGTCAGAAAGGAAGGAATCGACAGCCACGCTCCCACCTCCTTTTCCTCCTATCGTCACATTCGTAGTTTTTTCGTATGTTGAAGATGACCCTGATGACGAGCCTCCCTCCTCTACATTTGTAGATGACTCCTGCTCCGTTGCCGGCATGCTGTCTCCGGTCACACCTCCCCACATGTCATCGTACCTTGCGAACTCACGGAGGATTGCCCCCTCAATCCTTCCGTTCAGGAAGTTCAGCGAACCTCCCTGCAAAAGATGCTCACTTCCATGCCACATATACAATGCACGGAGATTGCCAAGGTCGGCATTCACGATGTCACCCGTGATGACGTTGTTCGGCTTCGCATGGTAGCAAAGGATCTGAAGGTGATTGTACACCGCCATCTGCTGCGGAGTGCCACCACTCCACGCCCATGCCTTGGCAGGGAGAACATTCTCGCCTCTTTTATAAAAGATACCATTGCTTATGAATCCCGGAAGAGCTACCTGATCATATGCAGGACCTATTTCTGGTCGCCTTGATATGATTACATTATTCTCCGAATCATATGTAGTCTGAATTGTATTATTTTTGAGGCAAGGTCTTGCCTCACCAAAAGCAAGCCTATATAATGGCGTGTATAAATCCAGCTCCCATGTTGAATGAAGATAATACACCCTCACGCCAAGTAAGATGCTACCCGAATAGCTATCCGCAGGGATAGCTATATTGAGCTTTCCATTAGTAAGATCATACGTCAAAGTCTGTTGCTTAGTTACCCATTCGCCATTTTTATTCAAAAACGATGTAATACCATTTTGTTTGACATATATGCCCAATGATACCTTTGTCGGGAAGGTTATACTATTGCCAACCAGTTTCAGGGAATCGTCTATGAGCCTGTAAACTGGTCCAAAAGCGATGTCCATATTCAGATGCGAAGGAAGCATATATCGGCTATATTCCGCATATCGAAGCGGACCGCCAAGATATGCGGAGCTTGACAACCACATGAATTCACTATCATGCGAATCCTCTACATCTGTTATATCATAACCAAGTGGATTGAAATATATCGGCTGACCTCCATCTACCCAGCCATTGCCCGGAGTTGTATTGCCTATTCTCCAATCGTATAGCTTAAAAGATGTGCCACTTGATGATGATAATGACGTAACAACTATTTCGCCTGTATAATCAGAGGTCTGCACCTGCGGCATATTGAGAGATTCCTGCAAATCATAGCCGATACTTTCCTCAATTCTCCTGACTGCCGGCACAAGCTCACGATTCGCATGGGCAATGAATATAGGCTCTATCTTACTGAGCGAATCCATCGAAGCCATGCCTTGATATGGCATATATCGAAGCGATGAAACTTGCACGATATTAGTTCCGACATAACGCATGACCGCACCGATGGAGTATAAGACCTTCTCCATTGCCTCATACCAGTTCATCCCCTTGAATGCTGACACATTGAGATATGCCCCAATAACGTCTTGACCGTCACACTGCAACCACATCGCAGAATCCTCTTCACCTCGCCAATTCAAGACCATCGGACTCTCAATCTTCGCCCATGCCGCATTAACAAGGTCATAGACAGTAATCATTCCGTCCTCGTTGCCCTTTGCATCGAAAGGGAAGTCCTGCATATGGCCGATGTTGTCTCGCGCTACAATCGTCACAGAACCACGATAACGGAGCTGTTCCGTGAAACTATCCGGGGTTACATAACCTCCCCATATAGGAGTGAAAGAACCCGATGCCGTGCGCTTCTTCAGCACCACCTTCCAATAGGTGCTGTCACTTGTGTAGAACTCCTCCCAGTTGCCACACTTCTTCGATGATGCCTCCTCATGGTCCGGAGCGTCAACAAAGGTCATCACAAGGGATGTCTTGACAACCGGAGTGTCGATATCCTCCTGCGATCCTTGGATGTCAAGGTGCAGGGCCTGAATGACAGGGCCTATCTCCACCGATGCCCCAGCCCCTTCCTTCTCGTATATCTCAAGAACGATGTCTCGCTCTCCCGGCTGCGGGAGTGTCTTGTAGTATCTTAACGTGTGTGCCATGATTATCTATTCCATTTGTCATTTGTCTTGTTGCCGGAGATCACAATGTCCGAACCGCTTATCTTTCCGACAACCTCTACGGTCAGCGTATTCTCGTAGTTCAGCGCAGGGTGTGAACCATATGATGATGAACCTCCGTAGGATGCCGAGCTTCCTCCTCCTGTCGGATTCGCAGTCAGCTTCTGCAGTCCCGATGACACAAGCGAGCCGATTGCCATGAGTGCAGCTCCGGCTGCTATTGCCGTGTATGGATTCTTGAACGATTCCTTGAATGCCGCCATCGCAACACCCTCCGCCATGATCATCGCGCCCATCTGCTTCATCGTGTCTCCGAACGGTGCGATAAACGCAGCAAGGACATTCTTCATATCCGCCCCCTCAAGCCCCATCATCATGTCGGTAATAGCCTGAAGGCCGTTTCCCATTGACTGCACGATGCTGTCCTCAAGCATTCCGTTGAGCATCGCCACCTGCTCCACACCGTATCTCCAGTCATCGAGGAATGCGTTTATCTCCGCATCAACATCCGAGAGGTCAAGCTCAATGTCTCCGATCTCCTCGAACTCCTGATTGAGCAGACGGATGTCATTCTCCATCTCCTTGCCGAGCTTGAATGCCATCTCGTGAGCAGACGTGATGCTTGCGAGCTTGGTCTGCACGTCTGCGGATGCTGTTGATGAACCGCTATCCGACATCGCAAGCGCAGAGTTCTGCACATTCTGAATCCTGCGCGTTTCCTCATTCATAGCAGCGAGTGAACGGTCATATGCGACAATAGCATCTACCACCTTATTAGCGACATCATCATTGGTTGACTGATAATAACTCGCTATGGTTGTCAGTGTCGCAGCAGCCCTCATGCCATACTGCTCGTAGAACTTGTCTATATCAGCAAGGTCAGACTTCGACAATTCATACTGCTGTCCGAGATTCTTCTTCTGATATTCGACAAGCTGCTCCATCAACTTCTCGTCAGGAGCGATGTCCGTGAAGAACTTGCGGAGCAGTTCGGTATTGTCTGCAGATGCTTGGACACCTGCCATCTTGAGGTATTCTGCAGTGTCGGTCAGATACTGCCTCTTGCGGAGCTTTATCTCTTCCTCATAAAGCGGTCTTACCTTGTCGAGATAGTCCTGCGCAGCCTTGGCCCTCTCATCGTATGATTTGCGCGTATCACGCATGATGATCTGCAGCTGTGCCAGTTCCTCAGCCATCGCAGCCTTTCTCATCTTGATGGAGTTCATCACCTCAAACTCCGCATCATGCGCGAGAATGCTCTGCGAAGTGGCATCCATCGCATCGCGTACACGCTGACCGAATCCTTCCCAGTCCCAGTTGGTAAGAGAAGTGAGGAACTGCGACCACACAGTCTTCATCTGCCCGGTCACCTGATTCCACATATCGCCCATCGTCTGGGAGTGATTCACGAAGTCTTTGACGAATGCGGCCACGGATGCACCTATCGCCGCCCATGCAGCAAGCGCACCCGCCTTGATCTTGCCGAATGCTCCGCCGAATCCCTCGACCTTCTTCCCGGCATCGTCCATGCCCTTGTCAAAGCCTTCCTTCTTCAGTCCCAGCCTGACCCAAATGTCACTTATCTTGCCCATTTCTGATACTGTTTCTTTCTATCTTGAAAATATCGCAGAGCCTTCCGATCTCATCTTCGGTCAACGGCTCCATGTTGACCTCCTTGACCAGCTCCTTCTCCCACGGGAATCGCACGATATCCTGTGGTGTGCGAGGGCGTTTCTTGAGATTAGGATTCACCGACCATTGCATGAACACCTCCCATCTCCTTATCTCCCATTCCTCCTGCGCCTTCCGATTATGGCCTTCCACGAGGATATTGTACTCGTAGACGGAGGTCATAGCGGCTTCACGGAGCGTCTTTCCGCATCTCCCTACGAGGAATGATTCAATAGGTGGGTAATCCACCCAGATGCAGACTTTTTTTTTACTTCTGCATCCTCCGTTTTTGGCGATTCCTCGCCCGTTTCCGGGGCTTTCGCCTCCCCGGTGGCGTAATCCTTCAACTCCTTGCCCGTAAGCGCTGCAAGGGCAAAACTGATGGCTTCCACGAATCCCTCCTTATCATAGGAAGACCACTCCACGAAGTCCATCAATGTGTACGGGCAATCGCCCATGTTAGGGTTGTCGTATCTGCGGACATCCCATGCGTTCAATGCCGCAAGGTAGAGAAGCCTTGTATATGCGGAGAATACCTCGGCCACGTTGTCCGTATCCGCTTCGATGGTCATCCCTCGCTTCTTGGCAATAGCAAAAAGGGCAGGGGTCGCAAGTAACTCTACCTGCACCCCTCCCTTCATCCTGATTGTATGAAGCACCTGAATCATACGCTATGCCTGCGGATAGAGTGTCGGTGCTCCCTTCGATGCAAGGCTGATGGCCCTTGTCGCCACAGCTCCGGCATCGTTGGTGTCGCTGATGCTGACGATGGTCGCATCGAATGCCTCACCCTCTGACGGGGTGTTGTCAACGCCTACCTTGCCGACAAAAACCTTCACGGTCTGGTCAGTATAGAAAGCATTGAGCATCGCCTTCTGATGCGCGTCAGTATTGTCCGCGAATACGGTCACGTCCAGTGTAAAGGACTTCTTTCCCGCCATCGTGCTTCCCCATGCTCCGGTGTCCTTGTCGCTGATGTCGATGGACTCCGCAGATCGGTTCACGCTGTTGGTCTGCTCGCCCTTCAGGACGGTGTAAGTGTCACCTTCGCCCGCGATGATGTACACTCTTCTTGCGTTTCCTAATTCTGCCATATCAATACGTTTATTCTTTGTAACTGTCTGTAAAGTATCTCCTGCGTCTCAAGTGCTTCGGTCAATTCCGTCAGCTGGTCGGGAGTGATTCCCAGGATCGTGAATCCCTTGTCAATTCCCCATCCATCCTCAAGCAACCTCTCAAGGTTTCCCTCGTTCATCGTGACCGCATCTCCGTATGACTTCACGCTCATACTCTCCACGACACATGACAAGCTACGTACCATTCCATCCTTATCGGTAGGTGCATTTTCCGTGAATGAGTGAATCTCAATCCTCGGATAGTCCGCAGTCTCCCCGACCGGAATGCCATCACGAAGCAACTGCTTTCGTAATGCCTTGTAAACCTCTCCCTGTGCGCTTCTGTATGCCATTATTTCAACGATTTATCAACGTAATCACTAACGATGTCCGAAACCTTTTCCTCAAACTTCTTGACTGCAGGATTGAAGAACGGCTGTGCCTTTGTTCCCTTGCGGTGAATCTTCCTTGCGATGAGATATGTCGCATTCTCCAGCTCCTTTCCGTATGGGATTCCGAGCTTACGATGCACCCATGCCTTCAAGGTTGTTCGGAGTGGAATCTGTCCCGCCTTCTTGGTCGGTCCTCGTCCATACTCCACATGGGCTGCATATCCCTCGGTTGACCCCTCTGCGAAGAATCCCGCATCAACACCATCGCCATCCTTCTGCACCTTTCCACTCGCTCGGAGTGTGCCGGTGTTGTTGGTCTTGTTCTGATTGAGATTCCTCTTCGCCTCCGCTACGATTTCCAGACCGACACTCTGCAAGCCCTTCATCACACCATCACCAGCCTTTGCCGATGCTCGTGCGAAGTCAGCACGCAGATTCTTCAGTCCTTCAATCTCTATCTCCATATCCGTTCTTCGATTATCTATCTACCTGATACCATCCGGAGATGCGAAGGATGCGACCCCTTTCGACTGCTTCCGGCTCGCTGAAGTGGACATCGTGACCATCATATCGAAGGCCGTTGAACGCCACATTCGGCTCACGCAGTTCAATCTCCAGACCGATGACATCTGCCATCTGGAAGGTCATCATCGTCTTGGATGCACTCATACGCACGACACTCGCATACACATCAGCAACATCCATCGGAGCATCATACGATGCATGGCCGAAATCATCGGTCACCTTCTCCGTATATGTCAGTGTGATGAGCGTGTTGTAACGCCTTGCACCCTTTGCCTCTCGCATCATATCGCCTCCTTCAGTATCGCATTGAGAACTACGGCATCGCTTCCGTCATAGAGTGCGGTCGCATATTTCAGCACCACCGGCAAAAGGGTATTGTACTGAGGAGCTGATACCTCGGTAGTGAATACCACCTCGGCATAATCGCCCGATACCATGACCTTGTTACCGAACTGCTGGTACGGAATAGGCAATCCGTGACGATCCTTCACGGCTTCGACCACACCGTCCATATACACCTTGATTTCTCCGGGATAGTCAGATGCCACGATACGCCACTTGCCCGGAAGCAGAGCCACATCGGCATACTTCTGCACCATATCCATGGCACGGACAAGACATGAGGACAGAATCTCCTTCTGCCCCTTATCGAATACCGCTGCATACTTCATCAGCATATCCAATGTTCCATCGGTCGGAGTTCCCTGCTCTATGACTGATAGCTTTACCATGTTACTCCTTGTTGGTAGATTTCTTCTCCTTCCACAAGCCGAGAGACACGCAGTACTCTGCTCCCTTATCTCCCATCTTACGGATTCGTTCTTCGCCTTTCTGGAGACCATCGTGAGCCTTCACCACCACATAGGTGATGAAGGTCTCAGTCTTGGTCTTTGCTGACTTTGCCATGAGGTTACGCCTTGATAGCCTCGATTGCAGTTGCCTTGTCAGCAACGTAAACGATTCCCTTCGCCTTCGGGCCTGCAACCTTCACCTGACCTCTTCTGCGGAAGTCCACTCTCCATGCATCGTGTGATGCCTTGCGAGAGAACTCAAGCTCGTAGAAGTTAGCGAGGAAAATCTCCACGCATGATGTGTCAGCGATGAGCATCTCAGCGTCCTCCATCTTGTCAGAAGGCACGATAGTCACCTGACCGATTGCAGCCTTAGCCTTGTCGTAGATGTAGTTGCCGTTCTGATCCTTGAGACCCTTGAGCATCGCCTCAGTTGCGTATGACACGATTGCCACGTTAGCAGCGAATCCAGCCTTGCGAATCTGAGCCACTGCATCGATGATGACATCACCTTCGTGTGCGTTCTGGTAAGTACCGAGCTTTGCGAATGCAGTCGCAGCACCCTTCACTCCGTAGATGTGAGTAGGGTTGGTAGTGTCATTACCGTCACCCTCCCATACCTTGCCATCAAGGTCTGACATGATGAGTCGCTCACCCTCGTTCACGCAGAAGTCGTAGAGAGCCTCAAACCAGTTCTCAACCTCTGAAGAAATCTCCATGTAAGTTGCGATCTTCGCTGCTCTACGCTGCTTCTCGATGAATGCGACCTCGCTCTTGTTGGTGTTCTCAGCAAGCTCCTCTACATAGCCCACATTCTTAGTTGTAGATGCCTCTACCCATGCGATGCGAGCACCATCCATCGCCTTTGTACCGAAGGCAAGAAGGAATGCGTTGCCGAGTACAGGTACTGCGTGAATTGTCTGGTCCTGCTGTACTCCGTATGACACGAAGTTGTTACCTGCTGGAGTAAGGCTGGTAGTACCGAGCTTGAACTCCACTGTGAACGAACCCTTGCCATCCTTGATGAACTCAGCGATTTCCGCCTTCTTGCTCTCAAGAGCGTCACGCATCGCCTTGCGGTAAGTCTTCGGAGCCTCGTTGATCATCTTGCGAAGCTCATCGATTGTCTTCTGCTGTGCCTTGACACTCTCGTCAAGGTTGTTGATTTCGGTAGCCTGCTTCTCTGCTACCTCCTTTGCTGACTTGAGTTCTGCCTGTGTAGCCTCAAGTGCCTTCTGTGCAGCCTCTGCCGACTGCTTCATCTCCATGATTTCCTTTTCCATGCTTTCCTCTTTTATAGGGTTTGAATTTTCTTCCTTTACCTGCTCGCCCTGATTGTCGTTCTTCGCATCAATCAGTACAGCCTTCTCATTGGCCGCCCTCGTCACCGGGCTGACCTCCACGATGGTGATCGCATCCAGAATGCGAATCTCCTGCATGAAGCCATCTCGCTTCTCAAAGTGGTACTCATCCGCATAGTAACCGATGCTGAACTCCTTGACTGCACCAGCACGGATGAGAGTCTGCACATCCTTTCCGGTAGTGGTCGGAAGCACATCTGCCTCAATCCACATTCCCTTCTCATCTACTCCCGCATCGGTAATCACTCCGATGACCTCACGAATGTCATGCTGATAGCAGAGAGCCATTCGTGAATAATCCTCGGACTTGAGGAACGCATCCACTGCACCCTCTGCGATGATGTCACCCCATGAATCCACATTACCGAATGCAAGAGCATAGGCTCTGATGTGAAGGATGTCGGAACTCTGCCCGTCCTCCTTCATCTCGATGTTCGCAAGGGTTGCCTTGCTCTGCATCTTCCTCTCGTTCATTTCCTTAACTGCCATAACGCTTGCGTTTTACGCAAAAATAGCACACATGTAGAGCGATTATCATGTTTGTATGCCCTGTTGGATATACCCAATGAAAAAAGGCAGGACCTCACGGCCATGCCTTCTTCGATTCACACTCAAAAACTAATATGAAAACAACTCTACTATTTCGGTCTTCGTATCACATCACAGGCGCAGTTGATGATTTCCCCTGCCGGAGCACCGAAGGAATCATCATGTGGCCAACGCATCTGCGCCCTTTCAGGACCGACAGAAAATAGATCATCCTTGTCAATAGGTGGGACGTTCTCCATCTCCAGATGGCTTTCGCGTGTACGGATATGGGCGCAGCACCACTGCTTTGTGAAGCCGACATCAAGGGTATCGGCAGCGACCGCACCAGCATGGGCCATGCCTATCATCGTCTCCGTCTGGGCAATCCTCCTGACCATCCACTCGGCAATCTGCCCGTAATCCTTGAACACCTGCTGGGTCAGCTTCTCAACTCCCACCACATCCTCGACATCCATTCGGTTACGGATTATCTTCTTCAGCTCATCCTTGAGAGTTCCTTCCACAATCACGATGTTGTCTCCGGCTCTCTCCCTTGCATATCTTGCGAGTTCACTCTCCCACATCCCAGACGGGTCTTCCGCCTTGCTACGGCTCAAGTCTCTTGTTATGGACTTCGCCCTCGGCAGTCCTGCGTTCAGATACAGGCCACGCATCCAATCGTAGTAGTATCCACTCTCATCCAGCATCGCATCTATGACCGTTCCCCACTGCTCAGGGTCACCATAGTCCCGACAACGAAGGAGCACACGCTTCACCTCCGCCCTTCTTGCCTTCAGGAGCTTGCCTTCGTACACCTTGCCGACTGCGAGTCCCTTCTTGCGGAGGTAATCCATGTGCCTTCGTTCTGCCTGCGTTATTCGCCTCTTTTTCGCCATTTCCTGCCCGAATTAGAGGGTTTCGTCTATATCGTACTCCAATCCCTCACCGAACTGCATTCCCATCGGAATAATCGGCTTATTTGCGTAATCCTCATCTATCGGCTCATAACCGATTGCCTCTCGCCTTTCATTGAGAGTACAATATGCGAGATTGAGGTTATTAAGCACATCGGTGGACTTCTCCTTCAGCACATCGATTCGGTCTGTGTTCACTGTCAGCCTATATCCTGCAAGGCTCTTGTCCTTCTTCATGAGGAAGGTAATGAGGTCTTCTGCGAACTCATTTGCCAATGGAATCGCATTCTGCTCATAGATGGTCTTCTTCGCCTCCTTCGCATTCTCATACTTCGCCTGACCGTAGTACAGGTCAACCGGCACCTTGAACACGAAGCACAATGCGGTCACTGCCTCCTTGTGAGTGTCAAGGATTGACAAATCCACCGGAGCATTACCGAGCTGATGCACCTCTACCGGCATACGAAGGGCGAGTGTCTTGTTCACATTCCTCTTGCTGTTGAATCTGCTTTCAAGATCATCCGCATGTTCCGGAAGCACTCCCGCCTCATCTCCCTTCGGAGTAACGAGATTCGCCACACCTCCGTTCTCCAGAGACTGCGATTCCCTTCTCATTCCCTTGTCGATGACATCAAGATAGATGGCAGCACTCACGACCTTGCTCGTGCCAAAGAATGACCCATCATCGAGGTTGTAATCGAAGCTCTCGAATACATCATCCATGCTGATTTCTCCCTTGCTCGTTCCTGACATCACAATGCCTTTCAACGGCTGGAGCTTTCCGTCACTATCGGTCTCAACTCTCCACGAAGGGATGACATACATCTCGCTGACCTTGCCGAGATTCTTTCCTACCGCAGAAGGAGCATACACCCACGCATCACCGAACAGCAACTTATTCACCGCCCACGCAGTCGCAAATCTGCGAAGGTTGAATCGGTCGTTAGGATGACGCAGAAGGTCAAGTACCCAATGATTCTCGATGTAGTCTCCATTCTTGTCCTGCAGTTCCAGATACCTCGCCACTTCACCGACATTCTCCGCGATGTAGTTCACCACTCCCATCACCGCAGCATTGTTCGCATACGAATCACGGATGGTGTTTCTTCCCATCGGTGTCATAGGGGCGAGTTTCCTGCCCTTCATGTGTACATCTATTGCACGCAGATACTCATTGAGTTCATTCTGCGAATCGTAGAAGCCCTTTACTTCCGTTTTCAGGCCTTCGTACTCTCTCTCTGATACAATCTTTATCCCAAACATAACTCCTTGAATTTTCGTGTAAAATACACCCTTTTCGGCTATATCCGACTATTTCCGTATATCCAACAAATCATCGCATATCATCATCATTCACTATTCCAAGCCTTCGCAGATGGGTCACGCAGACATAATTCGATGCATCCATGAGGTGATCATCCCCATCCATCGGCTCATTCGTGAACTGCGTTGCATCGTTAGGCAATGGCTTGAATGAGTAGTTGTCCGCTTCCTTTCCAATGTTCGGACCATCATAGAAGACTGTGAACCCTTGCAGGTAGTTGATTCGTCCTGCCTTGTTCTTATTGACCGCCTTGCAAGCATTGAGGTTGTGCCTTCGCAGTTCCGCGATGTGTTCCGGTCTTGCCGGGTCGCAATAGATGAGTGTCGAATGTCCGCACTTGCGAATCTCCATGTCCTCCTTAATTGCCTTCGCCACATCCCTCGGCTGACATTCCTTTTTGTACAGGACTTCCTTGAGGTAGACCGTATTCGTTTCCTTGTCATAGTCTGCCCTCACGACCGCAGTCTCATCGTTGGTATATCCCCAGTCCACACCATATCCCAGAGTGATGCGTGTCGGCTCCCATTCGCTTTCAGGCATCGCATTCCATCGGTAAATCTGTCCTTCCTTGAATCCTACCGGGATGCCGAGGAAGACATTACGATACTTGTCAAGGTCCTTCTCCTTCATCTTCTCCGCCTGTGCGATGAACGAAGCATCAAGATTGTTCTTGTTATCAAGGTAGGTCGTATAGATATACTCCACATCTCCCACGATTCCGTTATGCGTGATGTCCACTCCTGCATCCACGAAGAACCTGCGGTATATCCAATGATTCTTGTCCCTCGGTGGATTCCATACGATCCATAGCTCATTGTCTACCTCGGTGGTACGGATGGAGAAGTCAATCGTGTCGAACAGTTCCTCATCGGTCAGCTCCTGCGCCTCGTCAATGATGAACCGCTTGACCTTTGCGATGGACTTGAGCCTCGCCACCTGATTCTTGGATGACACCATCAGTCCTCGGAACATGATGCTTCCACCGCTGACCGTATTCTGTACATCGTTACGCGTGATGTGGAAATCGTTTTCCAGACCGAAAAGGTCAATCTTATCCACGAACTCCGGAATGATGGAGTCATGCGCTGCCACCATCGTATAACGAGTGAACAAGGTATTGAAGTCATCATTGTATGTGTCGCACACAAGTGATCCGGAGACCGCATGGGATTTTCCCGATGCACGACCTCCGGTGATGACCTTGTACCTTGTCTTCGCCTTACGGAATAACGGCTTGTACTTGGCGTTGTATGTCACATCATTCGCCATCATCAAATACTATCTTCGGCTTCTCCGACTGATTGACATTCACGTTAATTTCCATTTCTCCGAGGACTTCTGCGATTATCTTCAAGTCCAATGCCTTGCCCTTGCTCAATGTGTTCTTGAGGACATTATGAATCAAGGACTGCATCTTCGTTACTCCAGAACCCTTCGTTGTTTCCTCATTGAGGATGTCACGCAGTTCTTCTTTCAGGAGCTTGTTTCTGCGCCTTGCCTCTACGCTTCGTTGTCCCATCTCCTTCGCATTGTCCTTCGTGAATGGCTTTCTGTTCTCTGCTCCGATTTCATTCCCTTTCACGAATCTGCCTTTGTTGTCGCGTTGTCTGCTCATATCCTCTCGTTTATCTCATTATACAACCCTATGGCTTCATCTATTGCATCCGAGAATGTATCATATTCCGCCCCAGATGAAACCAACGCACACACGATGCGAATGATGTTGTCTCTTGTTTTCTCTTTTTCTTTCCGTTGCTCTTGCTCTACTTTCATTTGCAACTGTAGTAAACTTGGAAACATTGCCATCTCTTTCTCGTTTTGAATTTGCCATGAAAGGAGATATCATCCTCCAATCATGTTATATTTCATAATTTCCTTTCGATTTAGGACATTATCTCCGGAAAACTATACACTTACTCATCTTATGCCTTTATATTCAAACTCTGCCGTTATTCTGTCAGAAGAATTACTCTTTCTCATTGACTTCATTGTTGTGGCATTATTCTTTCCAGAACGCCCAAACCTTATGCAATCCCAATAAGGTGATTTTTTCAGAGCCATTATCATTGCCATATTGCTTGATGTCAGTAATACTCTCTTTTCTCGCCGTATCAATTCATCAGCGCAAACCTTCAACATATTACTTGCGACTCCTATGCCCTGATAATCTGGAAACACTACTACACGATGCGCTTTCCAAAAGTTCTTTATCTTGGGATGTGGGAATGCGATGAACGAACAGAATCCAGCAAGGTTGCCATTCACGAAAGCAAGCCACACATGAGCAGAAGCATTGAACTCCCCCGTCAGATAGTGATACTTTTTAAACATCTCCCAATACTTGCGCTTGTGGTCGGTTGCCACGATGTCCAACTGAAGCGCAGGTCGATTTTTTTTTTGCTCCTCAAGGTCAAACTTTGAGAAGGTCATTGTATCTGTATTGAACACCCAGTCAGGCATCAGCCAATCTTGCACATCATGATGACAAGTAACAGCAATGAATTGTCTGTCGTTTTTGCGTATTGCTTTCTGAATAGCAAGAGAAGCAACCTTTGCGATATTCCTATCAACAACGGATGTGAACTCATCAAATACGAACATTTCCTTGTTTTCTACCATAGCCCTTGCTATATCACATCGCATCTTCTCACCATTACTCAATACATGATATGATTTCAGCCAATCTGGAGGTGAAGCGAATCCTACTGCTGTGAGTGCCTGGTATATCTCTGACATCGTTGCTGATGCAGGGAAATCATCAAGCAGACATTCATGTGTATAAGATTCCCCCCCCTATAAATCTTTTCGCCAAACAACTCCGTTGCAATCGTTGTCTTGCCTGTACCACTTCTGCCGACAATCAATCCTACATTCCATTTCTCCGGCAAGTCTATATCTCCGACAAACCTCTCGCTGATGTGTTCAGTCTGCAAGTCATATGTTCCCATGACAGATGCGACACGGAAACTCTTGGCAGGCTTGCTCTGCCTTACAATGTCAAAATGCGACATTCTAATCCCCTCCCAATAAGTTCAGTATATAACATTTCTTGTTCTCCTTCTGATGCACATTGAATCTCAATGCGGAAGGAACTTTCAATATCATCACTCAAATCCTTCTTTTCAGATGGCTTTGTTTCCTCCAGATTCTCCGTATCCCAAGCCGGTACTCCCCAATCAGAGAGAGGAAGGTCGTCCCATTCGTTGGCAAGCATATCGTAGTCCCAGCTTCCGAAGCTACCATTATCAAGAATGGAACGCCTCTTGATTGTTTCTTTATCCTCATCATTTTCCGGGATATACAAGACTGCATCAATCTCCTGCCACTTCAACGCCTTCGCTGCCGTTGTTCGTAGATTTCCGGCAAAAACAAGGAGTTTGCCTTCACACTGCAAAACCATAATAGGTCTATCTTCCATAAAGTCCTCATCGTTCTTCAGTGATGCTTTTGTCTTGTCAATATCTGATTGTGTCCACTGACGAGGATTGGTCGGTAGCCATCCTAACTGACCCTCATTCAAAACGAGGTCAGATACTTTTGCTTTGATTCGTTCTTTTCTCATTTCCGATTTCTTATAAAGTTCATATAAGGTCCATATACTTTGGCAAGCATAAGGTCATATTTGTCTATCCAATGAAATGACCCGGTATGTATAGCATATTCTTCCAGTGTCTTGTCGTGCTTCTTTGAGTTACAGCTCTTACACGCATACACAAGGTTATAGCTTTGATTGTCTCCTCCTCGTGAAACTGGAGTAAGGTGTTCCAGGGATGGTGAATCCCCCATATCGCAGCCACAATAAAAGCATTTATTCTGCTGTGCTTTAATCAATAGTTTCAGGTACACATTATCAAGGTGTACCTTCATCATTGACCTCCTTCTCTGATTATGAGCCTTCATTCGCTCCGCATAAGTCGATTCACCGCCTTTCCAATTATAGAGATTTGCTCCGTGACACTTGGGCGATGCCTTTCGAGCTTCACTCAATTTCTTTCGATGTTCTGCTGATAGTGGAATCCCGCGCAAAGCATCATTGGCACACTTCTTACTACAATACTTATCCCTTGTCCAATTATAGAACTCCTTACCACAGAAAGCACACACCTTCATTTTTGCGTGTGCCTTACCGCAGCACTCCTTGGAGCAATATCGCGGTGTGCGAGTCCGGCATCCTTTATTGCTCTGGAATGTTTTTCCGCATACCTCGCAAACATAATCTCTATACTTGCTCATCTTGTTTGATTTTGATATAAAGTCTTATCCTTGCCTCATTCTCTGGACGAATGGGCTGTCTTCTCATAGCACGCAGAAGGGTGTCGTACTTGATGCGTGTTCCCTTGCTAATCTCATATAGAGATATCCCACTGTCACCAATGAGATGTGCCAAGTCATCGAGCCTTCTCTGCTCGTTGACCATGTATTCCTTTTCGCTAATCTGTACCATTCCTTCTGCGTGTTTACTGCCTTATTTCAACGGATGTGCCAATGCCTAACGGTTATCTCCTTCTCCATCAATCACACCCCTTCTCTGCCTTGATGCGAGCTTCTGGAGGTTCATCATTGCGATGTCATCCAGCTTCCATCCCATAACTTCACAGAGTCCTGACAACTGCCAGAGGATGTCTCCGGCTTCCTTCTGCAGCCCATCCTGCATATACGTCCATTATGCG